TACAATGTAGAATATCAACTACAAGTATTAAAGTGTAAGCCCCGTGCGTTAACTGAAGACGAAATGGCAGCTATTGCTGACCTCAAGTCTATGGATGACGTTATGGCTAGACCAACTCCGGACGCTCAAAAAGAACTTCTAGATACGGTTAGAAAGGCTGCGGTTGGTGAAGTAGATGACACTCTTGAAGAAGAATTTAATGTGGCATGATATTATTCACAGCCGATTGGCACCTAAAGTTAGGCCAGAAAAATGTCCCTGTAAAGTGGGCATTAAATCGGTATGAGTTATTTTTTGAAGCAATAAGAGAGCAAGAAAAAAGCTGTTCTATGCATATCATTGGAGGTGACCTATTTGATAGGTTACCTACTATGATAGAATTAGAGCTGTACTTTTCTTTTATATCTAAAGCTCAAAGACCCACTCTAATTTTTGACGGTAATCATGAAGCCACAAAAAAGAATAAAACCTTTTTTACCCAGCTAAAAGATGTTACTAGACAGATAAATCCATTGGTCAGTGTTATTGACATATCCTATGAGGATAAGGATTTAGGTTTTAGTATTCTTCCGTACGCAGATCTTCATAAGCCCAATAGTATAGAAAAGTTCAATCCTGATTGGCCTCTATTTACTCATGTGAGGGGTGAGATACCCCCTCATGTGAAGCCTGAAGTTGATCTACATAGATTTGACCCGTTTCCGGTTGTGTTTGCAGGCGATTTACACGCTCATAGCAATACACAGAGAAACATTGTTTATCCAGGCAGTCCAATGACTACCTCTTTCCATAGAACCGAAGTCTCAACAGGATTTTTATATATTGCTGAGAATACTTGGGATTGGATATGGGAACCGTTTAACCTGCCTCAACTAATTCGAAGAACAGTAAAGAGCGAGGAAGAGATGATACCGACAGACTATCACCACACTATTTATGAGATAGAAGGAGATATGCAACAACTAGCTTCAGTGAAAAATTCAGAATTATTGGATAAGAAAGTAGTAAAACGAAATTCTGAAGCCGCTCTCATAATAGATAAAGAAATGACATTAGAAGACGAATTAATCGAATATCTAAATTATATACTAGAAATAGACCCGAATAACGTATCCGAAATCATAGGAACATTTAATGATTACTCTAAAAAGGCTCAAATGGAATAATTGCTTCAGCTACGGTGATAATAATGAACTTGATTTAGATAGTAGTAATGTTACCCAAATAATAGGTAAAAATGGTATGGGAAAGTCTTCCATACCATTGATTATTGAAGAAGTATTATACAATAAAAATTCAAAAGGAATAAAAAAAGCCGATATTCCCAATAGATATATTAATGATGGATATGACATTCATCTAACCTTTACTAAAGAAGACTCTTTATACGAAGTGATTGTGATTAGAAAAGCAAGTATAAAAGTGAAACTTCTTAAAGATGGCGAAGATATATCAAGCCATACCGCTACAAATACTTATAGAACTCTACAAGATATTCTAGGTATAGATTTCAAAACATTCAGCCAATTAGTTTATCAGAACACTAATAGTAGTTTACAATTTCTAACTGCTACAGATACTAATAGGAAAAAGTTTTTAATTGATTTATTGCACTTAGAAGAATATGTAAAGTTATTTGAGGTTTTCAAAGAAGCCTCTCGAGAAATAAACTCTACAATAAATGAGATAAATGCGACTATAGCAACGGTAGAAAAATGGTTGCATGACAATAAATTGGAAAGTACTACCATACTTCCAATGTTAAATTTAGAAATTAACACGACTGAAGATGAAGAGATTTTAAGGTCTTTATTATTAGAATTTGAAAATATCTCGGAAAAAAATAAAAAAATAAAAACTAATAATAGTTATAAAGACTTATTTAAGCAGATAAATATTAATAAAGCTAATGAAATAAATGCCAGCGAATTACTGTCCTATGATAAGTTACAAACCGAAGAAGGTAGTTTAAAAGCCTCAGTTAATAGTTCTAATATATTGTTAGAAAAATTATTAAAACTAGGGGATAAGTGTCCCACTTGTGAGCAAACAGTAGACAAAGAATTCAAAAAAGATTTAATACAAACAGAATTGGATAGTATAGAGGAGGTAGAAAAAAAGCGTGGCAACATATCCCGAAAGATCAAAAGAATCAAAGATAACAACTCTCAGTACAATACTAAAATCAGTATTCAAAAAGATTGGGAAGATTTGTATAGCCGCATTGACCATAGCTTATCAAGTAAGCAAGTGGACGGCGATGAGCTTAATAGCCGCATTGCAGGAGTTCGCGAGAGAATTCATACAGCAAAAGAAAAGCTGGGAGAAATCGCGAAAGAAAACGAAAGGCGCACCAAAAATAACACAAGGATCCAAATCATACAAGAACAAACAGAAGCCTTTAAAGCTCAGCTCAAAGAAGCCGAGAATAAAGTTAGTAAGCAAAACAAAGTCTTCATAAATTTAGAAATACTTAAAAAAGCTTTCAGTACAAACGGACTCCTAGCCTACAAAATAGAGAATTTAGTTAAAGAGTTAGAAGAATTAGTAAATACTTATTTAGCTGAATTTTCTGATGGCAGGTTTACGCTTGAATTTGTGGTTTCAAATGACAAATTAAATGTACAAATAACAGACAATGGTAAAATAGTAGATATTCTAGCATTGTCATCCGGAGAACTAGCCCGAGTAAATACTGCAACATTAATAGCAATTCGTAAGTTAATGAGTAGTATTTCTAAGTCAAGAATTAATATACTATTTTTAGATGAAGTAGTAAGTGTATTAGATGATTTGGGGAGGGAAAAACTTGTAGAAGTTTTAACTGAAGAAGAAAATCTAAATACCTATGTAGTTAGCCACGGCTGGACACATCCATTACTGGAAAAGATAGAGATAGTAAAAGAAGAAAATATAAGTAGGTTGTATTAATAATGGTAGATTCAAGAGCAAAAGGCGCAAGAGGTGAATATTTAGTAAGAGATATGTTACGAGAGTACACTGGGTTAAAATTTGAAAGGGTTCCAGCTTCTGGCGCATTGGAGTATCTAAAAGGCGATCTCTATGTGCCCCACGCAAAGAACCATTACTGTATAGAAGTAAAAAATTATTCAGAATCTCCCCTAACAGACAGAATGTTTACTGCTGAAAAAACTAATAATCTTATTCGGTGGTGGAAAAAATTAATAACACAAGCAGAAAACGGCAACCAACAGCCTTTATTATTTTTTAAATATAACAGGTCAAGAGTATTTGTAGTAACTGAACACAAACCAAAAAAGTGTAAATATATGTTTATATCTTGGTTAGATTGTTATGTATTACTGGCAGAAGAATGGTTGAGACAAGAACATATAGAGTTAATAGAAAATGGCGTTTAATTTTTCAAAAGTATTAGATAAAAATCCTGGTTCAGTATTAATAGTAGACTCTTTAAATTTAGCTTTTAGATGGAAGCACCAAGGCAGAACAGACTTTTGTGAAGAATATATAAAAACAGTAGTCTCTCTTGCCCATTCTTATAGATGTGAAAATATAATCATTACTTCAGATTTAGGAACATCTACATATAGAAAAGACATAAGTGCTGATTATAAGCAGAGTAGAAAAGAAAAATACGCACAACAAACCGAGGAAGAGAAAAAAGCATTTGAAGATTTCTTCGAAGAGTATGAAAAAACTTTAGTAGAATTATCTAAACAATGTCCTGTATTTAGATTTAACGGAGTAGAAGCAGATGATATTGCTGCATACTTAGTAAAATATAAAGATAAGTTTAAGTTTGAAGAAATTTGGCTCATATCTAGCGATAGAGACTGGGATTTACTCATTCAAGAAGGGGTTTCCAGGTTTTCTTATGTTACGAGAAAAGAAGTAACTGTAGATAACTGGAGCGAACATTATGAAGTAACCCCCGATGAGTACATATCTTATAAGTGCTTAATTGGAGATAAAGGAGATAATGTAGCGGGAATTACAGGCATTGGCCCTAAACGCGCTGCTACTCTTATAACTGCATATGGTAGTGCTATGGATATCTATGACCAAATACCTATAGACAGTAACTATAAGTTTATTCAAGAACTTAACTCGAATGGCGAAGTATTACTTACAAATTATCAATTAATGGATTTAATAACATATTGTGAAGACGCAATCGGAGCTGATAATACAGCAGAAATAGATCGGAGACTTATAGATGGAAATTTCCTACAACAGGGATAAATACTTGTCTGAGTTCAGTATAAAAACTCTGAACGATAGATATATGCTAGATGGTGAGATGTCCCCTCAAGATGCTTTTGCACGTGCTGCAATGGCATTTTCGGACGATGAAGAACACGCCCAAAGATTATATGATTATGCTAGTAAACTTTGGTTTATGTTCTCTACTCCCGTTTTAAGTAATGGGGGTACTGAAAGAGGTATGCCTATAAGTTGTTTTTTAAATCATGTAGAAGACAGCAGGGGCGGAATAACATCTCACTATACTGAGAATGCTTTTCTATCCTCAGTAGGTGGGGGTATTGGAGGAGACTGGAGCAGCGTTAGAGGAGTAGGTTCCTCAACAAGTAACGGCTCTGAAAGTACGGGAGTGATTCCGTTTTTGAAAGTAGTAGATGGGGAAATGTTAGCATTTTCTCAAGGTATAACTAGGAGAGGGAGCTATGCAGCCTATTTGGACATATCTCACCCAGAAATGGAGGAGTTTCTCGATATTCGTAAGCCAACTGGAGGTGATATTAATAGAAAATCTATTAATTTGCATCACGCTGTTGTTATTACTGATGACTTCATGCGTCTAATAGAAGGCGCAACAAGAGAAGAAAACTTCGACGATTCTTGGGATTTAATCGACCCACACACTGGAAAAGTAGTAAAAACTGTACCCGCTAAAACACTGTGGGTAAAACTTATACAGAATCGTGTAGAAACTGGCGAGCCGTATATAATGTTTAAAGATACAGTTGACAAGGCTTTACCAGAATTTCAACAAAAATTAGGGCTAAAAGTACATCATTCTAACCTGTGTTCAGAGATTACACTACCCACAGACGTAGATCGAACGGCTGTTTGCTGTCTATCAAGTGTAAATCTGGAGGAATACGATGAGTGGAAAAATAATGACTTATTTATCCCAGATCTCATCAGAATGTTAGATAATGTACTTGACCACTTCATCCATAACGCTCCATCAGAACTACATCGAGCAGTCTACAGCGCTAGGCAAGAAAGAAGCCTTGGGTTGGGGGCGATGGGATTCCATGCATATCTACAAAGACACAGTATCCCGTTTGAATCAGTTATCGCAAAAGTTAGGAACAAAAGTATGTTCCATGAAATAAAAAGGAAAGCAAATGAAGCTACAAAAATTTTGGCAAAAGAGCGGGGAGAGTGTCCTGATGGTATTGGCTATGGCGTTCGCAATTCCCATTTATTGGCTATTGCTCCTAATGCTAGCAGCAGCATTATTTGTGGTAACACTAGCCCAAGCATTGAACCCTACCGCGCTAATGCATTTGTACAAAAAACTAAGACAGGAAGTAGTCTCCTCAAAAACGAATATTTAGAACATTGTTTAGATGAAATTGGTATGAATACTGATGAAATATGGCAAAGTATTATTACTCATGACGGCTCAGTACAACATTTAGATTTTTTAGACAAAGATACAAAAGATATATTTAAGACTGGAGTAGAGATAGATCAAAGATGGATTGTAGAATTTGCAGCTGATAGACAAGAACACATTTGTCAGAGTCAATCTCTTAATTTATTTTTTCCGGCAGATGTTTCAAAGCAAGAACTCCATGCCGTACATATGATGGCTTGGAAAAAAGGAGTAAAAACGCTATATTATTTAAGAAGTGAGGCTATAAAACGCGCAGATAAGGTATCTGATGAAGCTCTTAGACAGTATATATTTGATTCAATTTCAGAAGAAACGTGTTTAGCGTGCGAAGGTTAATATGGGATTATTAGACGAACGAAATTATTACAAGCCTTTCAATTATCCATGGGCATTTGAAAACTATAAACTTCAACAACAAATGCATTGGCTACCAAGTGAAGTAAATTTAGCAGATGACCTGCGAGACTACAAGGAAAAATTATCAGTAGAAAATCGAAAATTAATTACTCAAATTTTTAGATTCTTTACACAAGCAGACGTAGATGTATGTGCTGGATACGCAGAACATTATCTCCCTAGTTTTAAACAACCAGAAGTTAGAATGATGCTAGCTTCTTTTGCATCTATGGAAGCAGTACATCAAGAAGCATATTCGTTATTACTAGAAACATTAGGATTCGGAGACGAAGAATATCAGATGTTTTTAGAATATCAAGCAATGTTAGATAAACATGAATATTTAAGTAATTTTGGCACAAGAAATCCTACTGATTTAGCCAAAACTATGGCTATTTATTCGGCTTTTACAGAAGGAGTACAATTATTCAGTAGTTTTGCTATTCTTTTAAATTTCCCACGACACAACTTAATGAAAGGCATGGGACAGATAGTTACTTGGTCTGTTCGAGATGAAAGTCTACACGTTGAAGGAATGACACAGTTATTCCGTACATTTATTAAAGAAAATAAGTACATATGGAATGATGATTTAAAGTATGAAATCTATTGTGCTGCAGAAAGAACCGTAGAACTAGAAGATTCTTTCATTGACCTATGTTTTGAAAACGCAGAAGTACCCGATCTCACCGCCGAAGAGGTGAAAGAGTATATTAGATATATTGCGGATAGACGTTTACTAGGACTAGGTATGAAAAAGATATTTGGTAGCACTACCAATCCTCTAACCTGGTTAGATTATATGTTAAACGGTGTAGAGCATACGAACTTCTTTGAAAATCGAGCGACAGAATACTCCAAAGCCAGTACAACTGGGAATTGGAAAGATATATTCAAATAAGCAGTTTTAAGACGTACTTAGGTCGGTCCCAAGGTAGTGGGACTAACCTAAGTATTGATCTTACTTATAATGATGCCACATACGCGTCAAAATCCATAACAGGAGACTGACTTAATATTGAAGTATCATTGTAAGTCGCTGGAAGCCCTCTCAAATACGCCCTATATTGAGACATATTTGTAGTAGCAGGGCGATCAGATACCATATATGCATCAGTATCTCTTAGATATATATTTCTCTGATTGCGTAAATGTTCCCAAGCATCTGATAATGTAATAGCAGTATGTTCTGCACTCTTTTCCGCATCAGTCATAGCCCTCACAGAGCTGGAAACTGTATCATACATTAATGCATGTCCTATATCGTCTACAGGCACTTCTTTCCAGCCCGCTTCTCCATCATGATCCGCTGCATCTATCTCTACAATTTTATTATCTACAATTTTTGCATAAGCCATTATCTATCTCCAAAAAGTGTCGCACACGTCGTATATATTTCATAAGGAGTGTGTGTATTATAAGCTTGGGACGGCTGTCTTCCCATCCATAAAGCGTGTAGCATTCTTTGATCACATTTAATATCACTTGCAAAAGCAGTTTGTAAATCATAATAAAAATGTGTATCCTTGAATCTATAA